TCTCCATTAAAATAATTATGATCTATATTTTCTGTTATTTTAAATATTTCTTGATTATTTGAAAAAATTCCAGAAAAAATATACCTTTGAATTTTTGGATTTAATTTAGTTTTTGGAAAAGATGGAAGAGATGAAGAAGATACTAATATTTTATTTTCATCAAAATAAACATTTTGAACATTTGTAGTGAATTCATTTAATTTTGGATATAGGTCTGAATTACCTTTAAGCAAAACTTTTGTAACTTTTGTAATTCTACCAGGATTTAAAATTTCAAATCCACGAATTAAGCAAGTAGTTTCATTAAAAATTTCCTGTATGATAAATCCAAAAATATTTTCATTAAAAGTGTTTGTAAGTTTTAGATTATCCCCAATTTTTAAAATATTATCATCTTTTGTTGTAAGTCTATAAGTTCCGTCAGAGGCGTCAATCAAAGTTAATGACGCAACTTCATAATAAGGTGCAGTATTAAACAACCAATTATTCGCTCTCACATCATTTTTTTGAATTTTTCCAAGAGATTCAATTTTAATAGTAGATCCTATTTTTTGATAATAGGTATTTGATGGAATATTAATTTTATTTAAAACTCCTCTTACTTTTACTCGGATACCATCAGTTTTACCAAGTCCTGCTGAATATGCATATGTGTTTTGATCAATATCTGTGAGATCCGCAATTTTGTTGTTAATTCCCACAACACCTAAAAATTGATTATTGGTTTTAGATGAATAAGTTACTATCCCTGATGTGGAATTTTGATAAGTAAATGAGAGAGTCCCTGATTGAGGAAAACCTAAAGTAGAGTCAACTGTAATGTATGTTTGACCAATAGATACCTCTCCGATTGTTTTTGATTTTGCATGAATAGAAAACTGATCATATAATAAGTCAGAAGTCCCTGTGTTTTGAATAAATGATCCGTCAATTCCTAATCGATAATAAGAACCTGTGGCAATTCCCACAGCAACCTTTTCAACGCTAGCCACAGGTGAAGATGCTCTGGGTATATTTTCAAATTCATCTTGAAAAAGAGTGTTATTAACTAAGTCAAACGGATCTCCAGATATTGCCTCGACAATGATACTTCTTTGTTTTATATAATTAGCGTCTGATGGAGAAATTACATAATCTTTTGGTCTAATTATTTTCGCGTTTACATTATAAAGTGCTTTAAAAAGAATCTCAAATGAAACATCAGTTCCTCTTGTGGAATATAAATCTTTTGAATGACGAATGAACTGTGGTTCGTTTAAATTTACATCTAGATCTTTATTACTTATTCCTGGTAAAAACTGTGTTTTAATTTTTTTTAGAAATTCTTCTAAAAATAAAGAACTTAAATTAATAACTCGATTGTTTGATGTGTGATCCGCAGATTCTGATGTTGAAAATATAAAATCTTCAGATTGATTTGGATTTCTAAAAGAAGTGATTCCACTAAAACCGCGAATACATCCAGTAAAACTATTTGTTGTTATGCCAGTATATGTGACAATTTCATTATTAATTTTCAAAAGCCCATATTTTTGTGGAAATCCACTTGTATTGATAACTGGAATTGTAGTTGAAGAGAAATCAATATTTTGAGAAAGAGACGTAAATCCTACAACGTTTCCACAAGAATTTAGTTTTATATAAGAATCAATATTATTAACTAAATCTATTGGACCACCTTGATATTCTTGACCTCTATAATATTGAGATAAAAATTCTCCAATAAGAGGAAATTCCTCCTGCACATACGCTGGTAATTGATTCTTTACGATTTGATTAAATTGAACTCTTTCTTCCGTCATCTTTATTTTTTAAAAATTTTTAAATACGAAATACATTAATATGTAAGATTGTTAACATCACGATAACTAGAACTTCTTGTATAATTAGAACCAGAAGTATCAGATCCAGAACTAATTTGATCGATAATCATTTCAACTTCACTAATATCTAGTTGCAAATACAAATCCTGCAAACCAATCACATCATTTGAGTGTGGTACTGCAAAAATCTGTAAAATTTGCTGACCAAACTTTGTCTGCCCTGATACAATATTAATTGGATTTAGAGTAATTCTCCCTTTGAGATAATCAACTCTTCCAATATTTTTTCTTCTTATGACTGGAGAAGTTGATCCTGCAGCTGGAAGAGAATACAATACCATTGTGCCCAGTTTTCTATTTGAATCTGGAATATCTCCAATATACACATCATCAGTGATATCTAAAACTTTAAATGCACTAGATTTAATATTAAATCCACTCATCGAGGTAATATGAAATTCATTTCCAAAATCAATCGCATATTCTGCAAAACTTCCTATAGCAAGACCCAAATCCCTTCTTATTCGTAACGTTGTAATATTAGACATTACAGCAGGATGACTTTGATCGACAATGCTTAAAAATTTACTATATTTAAATCTTGCACCATACTTATTCAATTCTGTTGATTCTTTATATTTTGAAATCGTTGATTGAATAATTGTGGAAACAAGTGATGCGTTGGGTGCTAAATTAGAATTATAATAAACTTTACTATTTGTTTCAATATAAAGATATTTAAGGTCTAAAATTTCTGGTATAATTCCGGCAACAGCATATTTTCTAAGATCCCTTTTTATATTTTGTTTAATTGAGTTAGGAACAAAGTCTCCATTTCTTGGTTTGATACTAATAAAAACTTTACCATATTGTGGAGGAACCAAATCTTCTCCACCAAAAACCGTAATTGATTCTGCCTCAGGATAAATTCTACTTGGAATCAAATTTTCATAATCCGATGATGTTAAAGCTCTATTTTGAGAGGAATATTGAAAAGGAGAAAATCTTTTAATTGACTCAACATTTTCTATTTGCTCCCCACCACTTGAAGATCCAAACGAAGTGATGAGAGAAATCCCAGAAGTCACTGTATATTCAATAGAATTTCTTGTGTATTTCAAATTTCCACTAAAAACAAGATTGCCTACACCATTACCCGAATCTCCAGAAGTGACAATATAAGATACTTGTATGACATTTCCATTTACTAATTTTTTGCCAAATACCCCATCTCCAAAAATTAATTCATATTTTTCATCTTCAATCTCTTGAACAAAATAAACAATTGATGTTCCGTTAATGGTAGACCCTCCAGATGATGTGAACAAATCATCTTGTTTAACATATTTTACCAATGTGGTGGATGTAGCAGAGTCTTTTACAGACACTCTCAGAGTATCTAAATCAATCCCAATATTATCTAAAATAAATCTTTGTTGCAGGTTTTGATCAGACTTTGTAAAGGTTTGATTTACTAAAGTTCCTTCATATACAAGCAACTCATCAAAACTTGCAATATTATCAATAACAGAAACTGTTGTATCTTCAACAACATTAAAAACAAAAGATTCACCGCCAAATTGAGATCCAGAGGAAACAGTTGGTCCTTTTTTTAATGTTATTGTTGATGGTGTTGGCGAAATATCTGTTGTGTCTACAAAAAAATTAATTGTGGATCTTGATGATTTTTTTGATCTTGGCAAATATCCAATATTTTTAGCGAGTGCAACCACATTTTCTCGTAAAGTTGCACTATCAAGAAAAACTTCATTTGCCACCATATTAGCATTATATGATGTGATGTATGTGTTGTATGCTAATACATCTAAAATAGTTGATAAATTAGATCCATCAAAATCATAGTCCGTAAAATTAGCGTCAGACTTTAAATAATCTCTAAGTGTTTGTTTAATCTGATCAAAATCTAGACCAGTGAAGTTTTGAAGGGACATTTATCGTGATGGCAGCAAGACAAATTCTAATTGTTGAGCAGGGACATCAATACCAACAATGGTATAAACGATTGTTACAAGAAATTCATTATTATTGTAATCTGGTTCTACGTTTACTCTATCTAATATAACTCTTGGCTCAAAGTTACGGATTGAATTTTCAATTTCATCTTGAATTGAGAGTGCTGTGAGATCATCTAAAGTTTCAAACAACAATGTTGATACATTTGAACCAAAATCTGGATTAAAAAATTTTTCTCCAGGGGTTGTGAATACAATATTGCGAACAGAGCGAGCAATTGCAGTTTGATTTTTAAGTGCAATCAAGTCATTGTTCAGGGGATTTACCTGAAATGACATGCTAACATCTTTAAAAGATTGACTAATTCGCTCTAAGGGCATTCTAAATTAAAAATTTATGAATTATATCTTATTTATTAGCAGTTTTTAACTAAAATTCACTTAATGGTATGGGTTCGGTTCCATATTCCCAATCATCATAGTCTTCATCATTACGAATTTTGGCATGTATCTCTTTTTGAAGTGAAAAATCATGTTTTTTAGGAGTTTGATTGTCATTCGCAATCTCTCTCAGCATTTTTTTCCCAGTGTTCTCCATTTTTTGCTCCTGATTTGTTAAAATCAGAACTTTTTACGGGGTTGCTATCCCGTTCTTGTGCTGTTTTCCAAAAATATTCATCTTCATTACCCATTGCAAGTCGTTCATAACTATTTTCAACCTGATAGTATCGAGTGGAAACCTTAAAATCAGGTGTTTTTGGTTCTTTTGGAGTTAAACTGTTGTCATAGATGCGTATTCGGTTGTTAGGATAAAGTGCAAATTGTCCATTTTGCAGTTCAATGAGATTATGTGACTTATGCTCTGCTGGATTTTCACTTGTCGCATAGTCAATCACATCTGGATCTTGATGATAATTGTCTAAAGTACAAACATACGTGCCTTTTTGAGGTCCAAAGTCGCGTGTATAACATTCATAATCCATGGATCCAATGAATTGTTTCTGTACTGCAACAACTCCATAGTCCATACAGTTCCAAAATTGAAGATTTGGTAAATCTAAGTCAGGATCTGGAGTTTCTGGACGAGATAAAAAAGCACTAATTGGCAATTTATCATACATTGCTGCATATTCTGGTAAATAGGTTTCAAAATAAAAAGCGCGTCCAGGTATCGACTTTGCTGATACCCAAACGCCTTTTACGAATTCACCCCAACCACTTTGATGATCTGTTAGATACTCTTTACGAACCCAGACTTCTTGAGAGGGTAAATTAGCAACTAAGCAAGCCATACATTTTCTTCTATTGTTTTAACTATTTACCCTGTCCGCGATACTTTTTTTTACGTCCATTACGAGAGGTTGCTGAGAGAAGAGTTCGAGGAGAGCGACCTTGGCGAGTTTTCTTTGGCGCCCCAGGTTCAAAAACAACCTTATTACTTCCGCCTTTAGCCATTTAACATACCTCCATCAAATAATACGAGTTTTCTCATGCCCCACACGAATGCGAGGGTCACACCAGATTTCAAATCCCGCGTCTTTCGCATCTAAACAAAATGAGACATCCTCACCACACATGTCTTGAACACTACCAGACTCAAAGACTTGCATCTTTGGAGCAAACCAAGGATACTCAAGATTTTCAAAAACACCTTTTTTAATTAATACCCAACCAAAACCAGTGTAGTCTACAGTAAATGGTTTCTTACGTTTTGACATCGTTTCAACAGTTTCATGATTCATCACTCCACCATTCTTACGGAAATCATCCTCCTCTAACCAGTGTGCGACAGAAGTTGTGTGACCATCCTCAGTTGCATACCAACCAGCAGTGATTTCTCTCTCTATGCCATCTTCGCTTAATGCAAGATCGCAGAGTTGCCAAAACTTTGAAGTATCAAATACAATGTCATTATCAATCCAAAGTTGATAATCATATTCCAATTTGCCATCCCAAGGTATTTGTTTAGGTCCTCTGAGAACGTTCGCTCCCAAACACTTACATCTTGCAAAATTAACCATTGATGAATAATCTTGAGAAATCTGAATACTCATTCCATTTTGAACCATATCAAAACAGAGTTGTACAAAGTTCTTTAGAAAGATATAAGAACAACCTCTACCAGGAAGACAGAATACAATTCCCTTTCCTCTCATTCTTTGTTTAATTGCTTCAATATCCCAAGTTGGTTCTTGTTCTTTTTTTGGTGCGACTGTTTTTACTGTAAATCCTTTAGCCATAAGATTGAATTACCTTCAAAGTCAATTTTATCGTTCTATTTAGAATTTGTCAATATGAAGAATTTTGCTGCAAATCTTTTCTTACGAATACCTCTTCATATGACAAATCCTCTGGTTCATAATCTGTTTTCATTAATCCAACAAGATGATGAAATGTATTCCATGTGGCACGAAAATCTTCCTCTTTAATTGAGTGCATCAGACATTTATTTTTTGCATAGATGTGATAAACTTTTTCCATGGAATTTTTTGGGGCGGAATTTTTTTGATCCCAAGGTATATAGACTTTGAATATCCCTCCGGGAAATTTTTATGAGACTGATATTTCTTTCGCGTTTTGTCACCTCTGTAGGTTAGGGTAGTGATCGATTTTTAAAACGCCCACAACGCCGCCGCCCGCCATCAACAACCGCCCGCAAATCACTGCGAAACGACTATATCTACGAGTATAACATAAACGCCCCCCAGTGTCAACATCGCTAACGCTCTGTCTAACGACCAGGGGACGCACAGTTGTTAATAATCAGAACTCAATCGTTTGCCTCCTCAGTATCACTCACAGCTTCAGCAGCGAGAGCATCAAGAATCGACAGAAGTTCATCGCCAGTGTTACCTTGAGCGAGAAGAGAAAGTGCAATCGACTTGGACATTTTGTGTGTTTTGTGTTAG